AAGTACTTCGTCCAGATGTCGCCGGCTTCCTCGCCCTCGCCCTTCATGGTGAAGAGCACGCCGGGGTAGGTCAGCGAGATGGCCTTCATCTCCGTCTCGTGGTCGTACCACTTGACGCTGTCCCACCGCTGGTCCATCAGCTCGCCCAGGTTGCCGTAGGTGGTATCAGTGGCGCGGATCAGGTCCATCGTCTTGTCGAACTCGAACGGCCGCTTGCAGGTCACGCAGGGCGGCTGCTTTTTCTGGGCCTTCTTCCCGTCCGGCAGCTTGACCTCGAGCTCGAAGCGCGTGTAGTACCCCATCAGTCCACCTCCAGCAGGAAGAACCTGCTCAGCTTTGCAGGGAAAGTGTAGGTCACCGTCTTCCCACAGCCGCAGCGAACCTTCGCCACGATCTTGTGGTGCATCCCCTGCGGGATGGCAAACTGCACCGGCTGACAGCAGGCGCAGAGGGCGGTGATGTAGCTAGTTGGCTCCACCCGTCGGCTTGCGGGGCTGGGTGTATCCCCTCGCTGCCATGGTGGCCAAGACGGCCTCCCGGGTGGTGCCTCGGGCTGAGGCGAGATTGTCGATGGTTCGGCTCATGATCTCCCGGCAACGGGCCGCCCGGTCCACGGGAGGCTGGTCGTCTTCCACCAGCTCCCCGCCGCAAGCGATGCATTCCCCGATGTCCGGGGCGTCGTCGAAGTCATGTTCCAGTCCACAGTCGGTGCAGGACAGGGCCACTTTGGCACTCCTTGGCAACTTATAGATCCATTATACTACAAAGAAAACCAGGAGTACACAGGAAAGTTTCAGGCGCCCGGCAGGAAGCGCTGGATAAGGGGCCACCAGCGGATGAAGTGGAACATGAACGAGTGATACAACTGCGCCCCCATGAGATAGCTAGCGAACATGATTGGATTACGCCCCCAGCCGCTGGACCTTTTCCCACATCTCCGAGTCGGGGAAGGGCAGGCTCTTGCCCATGACCACCCACCCGCCGTCCGACCCGGGCTGGGTCTGGAAGTTCGTGACCACCATGCCCGTCGAGGTCTTGAGCTCGTACCAGGCGTTCCGGGGAGTCGCCGGAGGATCACACGCCTCGACCTTCAGGCCGGTCAGCGTGGCGACGGCGTTGGCCAGGCCGCGGTGTCCGAAGAACCGGGGCTTCTCCTTGGCCTCGGGCTCCTCGGGCAGGTCCTTCGCGTCCGACCAGGTCCGCATCGCCTCCGCGATCTCCCGCAGGTCCTTCAGGAGCTCGCGCTTCCCGTAGTTCCCGTGGAGGGCGTGGGTCTCGGCGACCTTCAGGTCGAACTTCTTGAGGCGCCAGACCTTCTCGGCCCAGTACTCGTTCCCGTCCGCCGCGTACTTGGCCGGGTCGTCGAAGGTCGGGGTGAACGCGCCTTCCTCCCCGCAGCCCAGGCAGCTTTCCAGCTCCTCGGCTCCGGCCAGCCCGAACTGCTGGGCGAGGCGGACCTGGCCGAGCATGCGGCCACCGACGATCGAGAGCAGCATGGAGCTGGTCAGGCCGTAGCGGTCACGCTTGGCCCAGAAGTTGCGACCCGGTGCGACGCCCTTGGGGGCGACCACGATCTTCGCCCGGCACCAGACCTGCCAGTGGTCGTGCGGGCGCGAGTTCTCCCAGTGGCCGTCGCTGATCTGGCCGGAGAGCTCCATCTTGAAGAGGGCCACTTGCTCGACGTTCCGGAGAAACAGGGTCGCCATCGTTCATTACCTCCAATTGATAAATCCATTCTATCACCAGATCTATCTGGAGTACACAACTTTGAGCGAAGACTTCAGTGTTTCTTGGGGCGGATCCCGTGCTCGGTCGCCAGGTTCTTGACACCCTCCAGACCAGCTTCGTTCCACACTTGCACAGCCAGCGACATTCCCTCGGGGTATGCCCACGGGGCTCTACCCTCGTTCCAGGCGTCGGCGATGGCGTTCATCCACTTCCCCGCCTGGCGCAGTTCCTCTCGCTCTTCCCGTGTCACTGCTTCCCGTAGCGGTCTCTGTCGTGGTGGTCGATCGGCTTGAAGGTCTTCCTCGCCATCGCACCCCGGACCTGCTCGAAAGTGACGGGCTGAAAGCCCCAGCAGTCTACCCCTACGTCCAGGGAGAGGGAGTGCGGGTCATCTGGCAGGGATCCGTGGCTGTGTCCGTACAGCTGGTAGGACCCGAAGTGGCTCTTGTTCCAGACCCGCATGGCGTAGTGGCAGAGCACGATCCTCCGCTCCCCGCCGTCGGCCGTGTCGTCCGGGACCTTGATGTCGAGCAGGTCCTCGGTCTTCACGAAGAGCTTCCGGAACTCCGGGTTCTTCCGGATGTGCTTGTCGTGGTTGCCCCAGACCAGGTACTTGGTGCCGGGCAGCCGGCTGAAGAGCCTGATGGTCTTGGTCTGGTCCTTGTAGAAGGCGCAGTCACCCAGCACGTAGACCGTGTCGGCGGGTCGGACACAGGCGCGCCAGTTGTCCTCCATCGTCTGGTCCATCTCGTCCACATGCTTGAAGGGACGGTTGGCGTACTTGATGATGTTGGTGTGCCCGTAGTGCATGTCGCTCGTGAACCAGATCATTTGGCTTTCTCTCTTTGCCTTTCGTACGGGTCACACCGCTTGGACCCGGGCTCCGGACAGTCGGCCGGCACCTTGCTCCAGTCCACGGGACAGGTCGTCGGAGACGTGTCGTGGTCGTGGTCCGCCAGACAGATCTCGTTCGGGTCTTCCATCCCGCAGTCCAGGCACCAGGCGCCAGGCCAGCCGCTCCACCGATGGCTCATTCGTCGTCCTCGTCGTCTTCCCCGCTCGAGATGGGGAGCACCCACTTGAAGTCCTTGGGCGGCACGTAGCCCTCCCGCTTCTCGTCGAGGAAGACCTTGTAGTGGGGCGTCACCCCCGACCCTGAGAGGAAGGCCCAGAACTCGTTGTTCTTCCCCGTCTTCAGGTAGCGGCTCTTGCCCCAGTCCAGGGAGCCAGACTCCTGCTGCCCGTTCATGGTGACCGTGGATCCCGAGACGTTCCATGTCGCATCGTGGAAGCGGTACTTCTTGAACTCCCGCCCCTTGATGCAGTCGATTGCGCTCATGGGGTAAGTAGCTAGGCGGTGGCGATGGTGGACTTCTGCGCCTTCAGCGCCTTCGCCCGGCGGATGAGCAAAGGGAGGCGGTCCTTGCGGACGACCTCGACCCGCACCTCCGTCAGCACGAGCCGGATGGCGTAGATGATGTGTTCCTCGGGCGCCGAGAAGTCCACCTGCGCCCGGACCTTGCCGAGCTTCCGCGCCTTGGCGTCCTCGTCCGAGATCTGCAGGATGCCCGGGTGGTTCTCCGTCGGGGTGAATCCCGAGATGTCGATGCGGCGGACGTCGGCGGACTTGGCAATGTAGACGATCTTGCCCCCGCCCTGGATCTTGTAGAAGGCCGCCTGCTCCTTGATCTCCAGCCCGAGCTCCTTGACGATCCCCAGTACGATTTCCTTCTTCACGTGGTCTCCTTGGTTAGAGGTCGTAGCGGATGTCGAAGTCTTCGGTCTGACGGTCGGCCGCGTCGCCCGCCAGGATCTCCTTGTAGAAAGCTCGGGGCGAGTACCCCTCGCGCCAGTAGTTGCTGGAGAGAGCGGCGTCAAAGTCCGTCTCGTCGTCCCCCTCCTCCCGCATGATGGCGCGCAGCTGGTCCTTCCATTCCCTGAAGCTTACCTTGGGCATCACTCCTCCTCTGGTGGTTGACGGCAGGCCTTGCGGTTGCCGTCCTTCTTCCGGTCCTTGAAGCTCGTCTTCCGGCCGAGGCCGGGCTTGCCGAACGTGGCACGTGAGCGGGTCCGGCACTCCTTGGCCTTGTCCCTGGGGATCTTGATCGTGTCTATCACCTTCCCCTTGGCCATGATAGAACCACTTTACTACAAGACGAACGAGATGTAAAGGACTATTTGTCGATGGGTTCGTTGGCCCAGACCGAGTGGGCGCAGAGGCGGTGGATCGCGTCCGCCACCGCCTGCATGTCCTCAGGTCGGCACACCCCGTCGAGGTCCCGCTGCAGGTGCTCGAGGACTTCCCGGCTCACCTCGGTCTGAGCCATGTAGTAGTCCTTGTACTTGCCGAGGTTCGGGCGCCGGTTGATCCACTTGGCCAACGCGGCGTAGGCCCGCACCGAGGCGAGGAGCATGCTGGAGAGGGAGCTGACCGGGATCCTGGTCCCGCTCTTGCCACGCTTTCTGGTCTGCATGGTCTACCTCCCGTCCAGGCCGAACTTGTCCAGCTCCGGAGAGAAGAAGCCACGGGGCGGGCGCGCCTGGTCCCGGTCCTCCCACAGCATCTCCCCGACCGGGACGATGGGTTCCAGCCCGGCCAGCTGCCGCTTCATCATGCGGTCGGCCAGCACCACGTTCACCGCCGCCGAGAGGTTCAGGCAGTGGCGGCTGGGGATGAAGACGAAGCGGTGGGCCAGCGTCCGGATAGAGACCGGCACGTCCCCGTCCTCGGGCCCGAAGATGTAGACTGCGTTCTCAGGGTGGACGAACGTGGTCAGCGGCTCGCTGGTGGCCAGGAGCTCCACGACCACCGGTACCACACCCGCCGGGAACTGGTCCAGCGGACGGTCGTGGTTCGTCCAGACCACGTTCTTGTAGCCCTTCATCCGCTCTTCCCGCTTCAGGCGCTCGCCCGAGTTCAGGTCGATCTGGACCCGCTTCCCCGTCCACCAGAGCTGCTTGGCGTCGAAGCAGGAGCAGCCACGGAGGGCGGCACCCACGTTGTGGCTGAAGTTCGGGTTGATGAGGACCACGGCGGGCACCTCACCCTTCGGGACCTTGCGTTCCATCTAGCCCTCCACCTTGATGAACTCGGCTTCCTTGAGCTCGTACCGTTGGCCCAGGCCAGTCCCCAGGCCGACGCCCTTGGACTTGTGGCAGGCCTTGCACATGATCCCCCAGGGACCCATCTTGGTCTTGCCGTCGATGAACGTCTTCGTGATCCGTCCCCCGCAGATGTCGCAGGTGCAGGGACGCGTCCCCATCCAGAGCTTCGCCATGTGGTCTCCTTTAGAAGCTGAAGTCGTACCAGGCCCGACGGACTCCGACGGAGACCTTCGTGCCCTTGCCCATGGCGCACCCCTTCTGGACCCAGCGCCCGTTCTTGCGCTTGGTGAAGGTGTACGTCGCCCCCTCCGGGTTCGGCGAGTACTCGTACTCCTGGGACTCGCTCATCCCGTTCTTGTCGATGCGCTTGTAGCTGTCCTCACGCACCCTGAACCAGGTGTCATGGACTTCGATCACCGTGGCCGGAGTCTTGTCCGTCCAGCCGCACAGCGTCGCGCCCATTCCAACCTCGATCACCACTTCCTTTTTTTCCATGGTTCTAATCTATCACGGAGTCTACCTGAAGTACACTACTTATTGCTGTGAAGAAGAAGCGCCGCTACAAGTATAGGTTCAAGAACGTCGTCGTCGAAGGCAAGAAGTTCCGGGTACAGGGCTACGAACCCTTCTTCCTGAAGGACCTGGAACGCTTCGGGCTGACGGTCCACGACGTGGTGGTCCCCGCCCCGCCCATCAGGTACAAGATCGGCAAGCGCTGGCACACGTACTACCCCGACTTCTACATCCCGAAGACCAACACGATGGTCGAGATCAAGTCCCCCTACACCATGGCCCGGAACAAGCGCAAGAACACCGCCAAGTGGTCCTGGGCGCGGATGAGTGGCTACACCATGTTGGTGCTCGTGTATGACGGCAAGGGACGGCGGGTGATCTAGAGGTAGGGGATGCCGTGTTCGTCCTTGTCCCGCCGCTTGGCCTCCCGGTCCATCCGCTTCAGGACCTCGGGCGTGTACCCGATCTGGATGGGCTTGGCGAAGCACTTGGCCAGCAGGATGAGGGGGACGTACATCAGGATGCGGAGCCCCGTCAGGACCTCCACGACTCCCCAGACGAACACTCCGAGCAGGATGAGATTGAACATCAGGCCACCGCCTTCTCGAGGAAGTTGTGCAGCCGTCCGTCCACGCGGGCCTCGCCCACCGCGCGTCCTTCCTTCTTCATCTGCTCGACCACCAGACGGAGCATCCCCCTCCAGTAGCCGCCCGAGCAGTCCACCCCGAGCCTCTCGAAGCAGTAGCCCGACAGCATCTCTCCGGCCTCGAGCTTCGAGCGGATGATCTTCATGACCTCCTGCTTCCGCTCCACCTGCCGGCTGACCGTCGGCTCCGAGCTGGACTGACCCGCGGTCGGGTTCTCCGCCGGCTTGAAGTCCAGACCGTGGGCCGAGAGCATGAACTCGTACGGGATGCCGGCCGGACCGAAGCGGTTCTTCTCGAGGGAGAGCACCCGGTTGCCGCTCTCCTTGTCCCGGCTCAGGTGCATGTGGACGTCCACCTCGTGGACCAGCGCCATCGGGCCGGCCGCGTGGCCGGACTTGGTGACCTGGCCGACCACGAAGACGGTCACATCGTGGTCCTTCGAGAGCCGGACCAGCTTGCGGCAGACGGACTTCAGGAGCCGCTGTCCCGAGAGCTGGCCGTCCGAGAGGGTCTGGAGCGAGTCCTGGACCAGCACCTCGATGCCCTCGTCCAGGACGTACTTGACCAGCTGGTCCACGTCGTGGAGCTGCTTGATCTGGAACGCCCCCTTGATCTTGATGCGGTCCGCGGCCAGCTTGACCATCGGCTTGCTCTCTTCGTTGGCGTTGTAGAGCAACACCCGCCCCTCGTGGATGGAGAGGGAGTCCGCCAGCTGGAGCATGAACGTGGTCTTGCCAGCTCCCGGGGTGCCGGTGCACATGACGCAGGCCCCAGGCAGAACTCCGGGCATGTCGTCCCCGCCGAACATGGCATCGATGATGTCGTTGCCGGACTTGAGCCGAGTGTAGAACTTCTCGGGGACGCGGACCGAGGAGAGGAGTTCCGTCTTCTCGTCGGGCTTGACCAGTGACAGTGTCATTGGGTTCTCCATATCCAATTGAAATTACATTCTATCCCAAGATCCTTCAGGTGTACACTACTTTGTTCTACGTTTCTGGGGCAGCTGCTTGATCGCGTAGCCTGGCTGCGAGCAGGTCTTGGCATGCGTCACGTGGGCAGAGCGGATGCTCTTGCCCACCTTCGCCACCGCGACTCCACATCTGCACACCCACCACGGCTCCGTCCTCACGGGTGGCCGATCTCGGCCAACGCCTGCTGCAGCGCTTTTTCCCAGTGGTCGTCCTCCCAATTGTAGGGGTCTCGATCGAAGGTGGAGCATTCGATGTCGTGGAAGCCCCGTTTCGAGAACGTGGGGCAGTCGCACACCCCACGGGACGGGGTGAAGTTCATGATGATCTGCCCGAGCCTGAGGTCTGGCGCTCGCTGCCAGTACTCCGTGAGGAGGGCGATGATACGCGGAATCCTATTGGGGTCTCTCATAGGTACAATCATACCACAGAGAGAATGAAGAAGAAAGGAAAAAGAGTGAGGTTACTTGGGCGGTTCGGCGGGCGCGGAGAAGAGCCAGATGGTGAGCCGAGCCATGGCGTTGGTCCGGCCGGGAAGGAGCCCGAGGTAGGTGGACACTCCGGAGAGGAGGGCTGCGATGCCAGCCAACCGGCTCTGCCCCATCTTCAGGAGCATGAGGGTGAGGGCGCCCACGGAGAGCGCGGCCGCGCAGATCCCGAAGAGCAAGAGCCCCTGCAGGAGAAAGAGGGCGCCGACCTTGGTGTAGAGATTTGCTTTGTCCCAGTTCATGGGGATAGGTAGGCTGCGGTGGGGGAGGGAGCCGTGACCCCCTCCCCCCTCGGGAAGCCGCCAGGACTACTTGCTCTCCGCCTCGGGGGCCGGGGCCGGCTCCTCGGCGAGGACCGCCAGGGCCGAGTCGTAGGCCGCGAGGACCGCGTCGTCCGCCGCGTTGAAGTCCAGCTGGCCGCGCACCTTGCCGAGGTGCTTCTGGCGAGCCTCTTCCTCGGTGATCTGCGCGACCGCCGGGGACTCGACCGTGAACCCCGAGAGGTCCACGCGGCCGCCCTTCTTGGCCACGTAGATCGCGCGGCCCTTGATCTTGCCGACGATCTTGGTGAAGCCGCTCTTGTCCTCGGTGGCGAGGCCGTTGATGCGCTCCGCGGAGGTCAGCTGCGGCAGGAGGTGGCTGCCCTTGACGGTGCGCTCCCGGCGGGCCGCCTTCTGCGCCTCGGCCTTCTTGCCCGCCTTCTTGAGCTTCTGGCCCATGTCCTCGGTGCCTTCGGTCGCGGTCTCGATCGTCTCGTTCTCGTTCGCCATGTTCGTTGTCCTTTCAGTGGTCGGCTTCCCTGCCGATCCGTTGTCAACCAATAAGAAGATTATATCACAGTCTCCACCAAAGTGAAACAAAAAATGCTAAGACGTAGTCTTTTTTCACTCTGGGGACCTCTTTTTTTCCTTTATTATAGGAAGGAAAATGAGGTGACGGGACAGTCTAAGCTGAGATGCTTCTACTTGGTGCGGGGCCCGGTGCGCCCCTTGGTCGGACCGCCGGTGTAGTACACGGTCTCCAGCCCGTTCTGGTGGTGCACGAGGATCCGCTTGAAGCCGAGGGCGTAGATCTCCTGCTGCCCCGTCTCCGTGACCGCCAGGCTGTTCGGCGCAAACTGGATGAGGACCGCATCGTCGTACGGGGCAAAGTCTACGTTGTGCACGTCGATGGCCCCCACGAGCTCCACGACCCGCTCAGACAGCAGCTCTTCCAGCCGGTTGGTGTTCTCGATGGCACGGAAATACTCCTGCGCGAGAGCGATACCTTGGCCCCCGCGCCTGTCCCTAGCCCTTGTATTCATTGGAGTTCCTTTCGTGTGTGGTATCAAATAGAAAGTCTAGACGAGAAAAGGAATCTACTTCTTCTCCTTTTCATCCGGCACTTTTGATACCATGTAGGGAGCGCAGATCGCCCATGCCTCTTTGATTTCCAGACGTGCCTCATCGAGCGCGAATGCCGCTCTTTGCAGCCTCTCTGCCAGTTGGCCTCTGCCACGGCCGCCGTCGCTCCTGGAGTCGTCTGAGAGCTTCTTTGCCAGGGCGTCCAGGTATTCGGCCATGGCGTCGTACCGGAGGTCTCCGAGGAGCCTGGCGAGCTCCTGGGGAGGGATGTCGTCCCCGCTCTCGGAGTAGACCTTGACCTCGTGGACCTTCTTACTCATGGTCGCCTCCCTTCGGGATGAAGACCAGCCAGACGAACGCCATCACGGCGAAGACTATGAGACCCATACCGCTCCTCCCATCTATGCTCTAGGACTGCCCGTCTAAGCGGAAGACAGTGGCAGAGCTGCGTGGTCGTCGGGCCCTCCCCCTCGCAGCAGTCGAGGTAGGGTGGCTGACGACATTCACACTCTTCGAGGACCCTCTCGGCTTCCTCTATCCTTCCCACTCCCCCAGCTCCAGACTCTCGCCCGTCTTCGGGTGTACCGTCCGGACGCGGACCGCTTCCTCTTTGTCTGAGGGCAGCTTCTTCCTGAGGATCTTGATCGGACCGACGGGCTTCCCGGTCTTCTCCCGCTTGCCGGTCGCCACCTCTTCGGCGATCATGCTGCGGTAGAGACCGAAGAGCTCCTTGTCGATCGGGAGCAGATAGGCACGGGAGTAGAAGTACCTGAAGCCGTCGATGTCCAGCGGCTTCTCTTCTTCGGGAGTCTTGGTGTCTTCGCTCATTCGAACCTCACAGACTTCAGGTGGTAGACGACCTTGGAGAGGGCGCTGACCCGTTCGAGCATGGGATCGGTGCCGACCGCCATGGCCGCCCCGTTGTAGGGCGGGTCTGGCTCGTAGACGATGTCCACAGGGAAGCCCTTCTCCTTCAGCTTGTTGAAGTAGGAGATCAGCTCCTCTTCGTTCTCCACCCACAGGAGCCGGATGCGGGTCCTCTTGTCGATGGGAGCCTTCAGGATGGACTCTCCGGCGGCGTGCCCCACGTTTACCATCTGCTTCTCGATGGGCAGGTCCTTCCGGATCAGGATGTACTGGGTGGGGACTTTCGTCTCTTCGCTCATGGTCTTAGACACTCCGCGCAGGCGTTCCACTTGATCGCCCGCCTCTTCCCGCAGTAGTAGCATGGGATAGGCGGGGCGTTTGATGGCTGGGGCGGGGGCGTGGAGGCCACGATCTCGTCGGCGATGGCCTGCGCCTTCCGTCCTGCTACCTCGTTGACCTCTCGGTCGAACACGTTGGCGATGGTCTCCAGCTCTTCCTTGACCACCATGTCCACCGCCTCGATGAAGGCCGACTTGAGCTCATCGGGCATGTGGTCCCATTCCTCTTCGT